TAACGCAGCCAGGCGGCTGCAGCCGGCGCGGGCTCATAAATGAGCGTGCCGTCGGAGCGCAGCTTTCGCGCTTGGTAGGATAACGGCGCCTCGAGGTGTGTGACGAACGCCGTCGGCGACGTCTTCGACAATACGGCTACGTTCAAGATCAAACCGGGATCACGGACGTAAACGTACTTGGCGTTTAGATCGAAGAGCGGCTTGGAAAGGCCTAAAGGCTCGGCGACATGCAGAAGCTCACGCAGCCGGTCGGGTCCGTGCTCGCCGGCGTGGACGAGGAAGTCATCGAGGCCTACCTTGTCAAGTCCTTCGATGGACGGTAGCGTGACGATATGAACGCACGCACCGTGCTCGTACAACGCGTCCGCGAACCGTGCGAGCGCCACGCAGACCGACGGGTTAGTCCGATAGTCGGAGTCAAAGGCGAGGTACACGTTTCGTCGTGTCCATGTCACAAAGTTGAGCGATGGGAGCCACGACAGGCCGAGCTTGTGGCTGCGCCACGCGTACACACCGCCGAGGCCGATAGTGGGGAAGCCGGCTTTACACCCGGCTGCGGCCTTCAGCTCGCCCTCTGTGACGACGAGCGCCACGGTGGGGTCGGTCGCTAACTTCGACCAGCCGGCTTGGTTCTGTGGGTAGTACGCGACGGGCGCCGTACCGGGCGCTTGGACGTAGCGCAGCCCGCCGTGCTTTGATTGAGCGCTGAAGTCGTTTGACTGCTCAAGATAACGAAGGCGAAAGAACGGTCCCGCGGTCGGCCAGTCTGTCAACGGCTTACCGTCGACGCCGTAATAACCGAAGCGCAGGGCACGCAGGGCGCGAAACGACGCGTGTAGCTTGGGCGGCGCAGTCGGGCCGAGCAGATCGATATGGAGCAGCTTCGCATCAGCGATCGTCAAACCTGACGACGCGAGCTTTGCGTGGGCGAGCTCGCGGGTCGTCTTGTCGATCATCTTGGCTCCTTGGTGAGGACGATGACGTCATCATCGACGGTTCGGTATAGCACCCCATTCGACGCGGAGAGGCTTACCGCAACTGACCGCGGAGAGATATCGAGCAGATCACCGGCTTCTTCATAGGTCTTCAACACACGTACCTCTTTGGACGCACGCCACCGCGCGACAAGCCGTCCACGGGGCACCGGCATTGAGCGGGAAAAGAATGCGCGTAGCACTTCGACGGCATCGGACGGCGGGAGTGTTTCAAGCGCTTCGATGGCTTGTTTCCTCGTTGGAGACTTTTTCATGGTAACAGCACCCATTTTAGATCTACACCGATAGAGTATACGCGCGGCTGGCTGCTGGCACCAGCTGAGACCCTCGTCGAAACTGGTACTGGGATTATCGAACTCGGGCACTGGAGCTCGCGAACGAAGTTACTGGCGGTCAAAAGGTTTCCCCACGCAGCGATTAGCTTGTTTTTTCGATGATCGCGACGATCATCATGTGGAATACGGGAGTATTTTACGCTGCTACAGAATACACTATCGTATCTTATTGTAATAAGAGAAAAGAGATTAATATTAATAAGAAACGTATATATAAGTAGGAGGCCGTTTTTTCTGTACCGTGTAGCGGCCCACATTATCGTCCCTCCGCTAGACGAATCAAGTGATGGCGGTCCAATACGGACTGCCACAAGTCGGGCGCGTTCCTGCGGACATCGGCTAGATATACGACGATCACCCTCCCGCGACGCGCGAACGTTACGCCTTCACTTTTTAAGAGGGTCAGCGTAACGCAACGCGACATGCCGGCCCACTTTGCCAGCTCGGCTACAGAGTACGACGCCTTGACTGAGAAGCGCTTTGGTGCGTGCTTCTTACCCATGACGGCTCCTGGATCGCGCTGTGACGAGCGGTAGCGGCCTGTAGAGCGCGGGGGAAGCGCGTAGGCGTAGGTTTGAATGGGTGAGCTGCTTGCGTCGCTCGTGGCACGTCAGTCGCGTTCTCTCCATGATGTCTCCCAAGCGCGTACCGCGGACGCGACGACGGTTTCAACGTGGTGGTTGATTACGGTGTACTCCTCGGATACTTGAAGTGATGGTAACCGAGCTAACCACGCTTCGAAGGACTTTGTGGTTGACGACGCTGTGTAGATAGTGTGCGCGACGCGTGATCGTAAAACGATAGAGCCGAGGTGACCCCATTCGGGCAACGCACGCGGGGCGATGGCGCGGATTGCGAGTATTGTCTGGTGTTGACGACCGTTGTGCTGTGTTCCTATCCACCGCCAACGGCGCTCTGTTATGCGGAGCTTTCGGGCGATGCGAAGAATCGTATCGTCGTGGGTTTGTGGGAATATACTGTGGTCGTTGGCGATTGCCATGTATTGCTTCGGTGGAAAACGACAGTCGGTGTTGATGTCGGGCGGTTTACACCGTTCCCGTGCTTCCGCAAAGCTCGCCATCGTCGCGAAGTTAGATCGCATTCCCATGTCTGCGATCCAATCGCGGCATAGGTACCACTGCAACGTGTTGAGATCACGAGCAGTCAGGTCGAACATCGGTGTGTGACGCGTCATTATCTTTGAGCTTAACATGTAGTTTCGTCAGGTGTCGTTATTTTCGTTTTGGTGTCTGGTCTACGTATATAGACGATAGATTTTGCCGTAGCGCTTGGCGCTGGTCGTGTCGAAAAGCAGGTACATCTGAGCGCGGGCTGTGCTCGTTCGGAAAGGAATAAAATGCGACCGGTGCGGGTCAAGTGTGTCGCGCATGTACCGACGGACTTGACGCGCCGCACTGTGCGATTGTTTGTGCGTGCTGGCGTTCAGCAGTTGTTGATCGCTGAGGCGCTCGGCGTCAACATAAAAACGTTGACAAAGTACTACGATCGTGAGCTGAAGCTCGGTACCGCTGAGGCCAACGCGGCAGTCGCGGCGTGTTTGTATCGACAGGCGACGGATCCAGTTAAGCCGAACGTTGTCGCGGCGATATTCTGGTTGAAGTGCCGCGGGAACTGGCGTGAGGTTGACGTCCACAAGCACGAGTTGTCGGCAGAGGTGTCGCTTACAAAGTTTTTGACTGGGCTCGCCAAGCATGAGTCGACGGCACTTCGGCTCGTCGATGATGAGGAAGAGGAAGAGGCGACGGCGGCGGTACATTGACTTCACGCGTGGATCTTTCGCTAAAGCTCGACAAGCTGCGGAAGCACGCGGATCGGTGGCGTGAAGATCCTGTACTCTTCACCCACCAGGTTCTCGGGATGCGGTGTTGGTCGCGGCAGGCTGAGCTTATGCGCGCAGTCGTGGCGCACCGGCGTGTCGCCTGTAGGGCGGGGCACAAGGTCAGTAAGTCGGCGTCGCTCGCGTGCCTGGCGTTGTGGTGGGTAGTTACTCGACCGCAAGGCCAGGTGATCATGACATCTGCCGGTGCCCGGCAGGTGAAGCAGATCTTGTGGAAAGAGCTTCGCGCGCGGTACATAGCAGCAGAGCGGCATACCGGCGTCACGCTTGGTGGACGACTCGCCATAGATCCTGGGACCGGGTTGACGTGGGATGACGGGCGCAGCGTCCTTGGATTCACTGTCGCGGACACTGAGGCGATGGGTGGATACAGCGGCGTTGATCTGCTCTTCCTGGTCGACGAGGCGCCGGGCGTACCGGAGGATGTATTCGAGGCGATTGAAGGCAACCGAGCAGCGGGTGCGACGCTCGTGCTGACTGGTAACCCGATCCGCACGAGTGGAACGATGTACGACGCCTTCCATTCAAAGCGGGGATTCTGGAATCTGCTACACCTACCGTCAACAGACTCACCCAACGTGCGGGCCGGGCGTATTGTAATCTCGGGGCTCGCGACGCGGGAGTGGGTCGAGGAGAAGCGAGAGGAGTGGGGTGAAACGTCGCCGCTCTGGGCGGTGCGTGTGCTGGGTAACTTCCCTGGTCAGGGGAGCAACGCGGTTATCGCGCTCGACACGGTGGAGGCCGCGCAAGTCAGGTATCGCGAGGCAGTGGCTGATGAGGTAAATGATCCCGGTAAAGAACGCCTGGAGATCGGCCTTGACGTTGCGCGGTTCGGCGACGATGAGACTGTAGCCGTGGCGCGGCGCGGCTTGTGGATGGCTCAGCCAAAGGCGTGGCGCGGGCTTGACGGTCCTGGCGTCGCGGGCGCGGTGCTCGGATGGTTGCGGCCGTTGAGACGCAAGGAAGACACAGCGGTGCCTCGCGTCAAGGTTGATGTCATCGGTGTCGGCGCGTCTGCGTTCGACGCGCTGAAGGACAGCACAGAGGTCGAGGCGGTTGCGGTCAATGTAAGCGAAGCGCCGACGGCCGAGCCTGTGGACCAGCACGACCCGGGGTGGGAGATACTCCGCGACCAGATCTGGTTCGGGGTCGACGAGTGGTTGCGCGCTGGTGGACGACTCGTCGACGACGACAGACTGGCTGCTGAGCTTGTTGCGCCGACGTACAGGTTCACTATGCGCGGCAAGCGCAAGGTTGAGCCGAAAGCCGATATGAAACGGAGGCTCAACCGATCGCCCGACCGTGCTGACGCGCTTGGCCTGGCGATCTACGAGCCACCGCAACGTAAGCGGTTCACGTTTGTATAGGAGAGCAGGGCTCATGCCTACGACGGTACACAGTGCGCCCAGCGCGCCTACAACGGTACACAGCGCGCCTACGACGGTACACAGTGCGCCTACGAGCGCGCACAGCGCGCCCACGAGCGCGCACAGCGCGCTCAGCGCGCCCACGAGCGCGCACAGCGCGCTCAGCGCGCCCACGAGCGCGCACAGCGCGCCCAGCGCGCCCACGAGCGCGCACAGCGCGCCCAGCGCGCCTACAACGGTACACAGCGCGCCCACGAGCGCGCACAGCGCGCCTACGACGGTACACAGCGCGCCCACGAGCGCGCACAGCGCGCACAGCGCGCACAGCGCGCCCAGCGCGCCTACGAGCGCGCCCAGCGCGCCTACGAGCGCGCCCAGCGCGCCTACGAGCGCGCCCAGCGCGCCCACGAGTGCGCACAGCGCGCCCAGCGCGCCCAGCGCGCCCACGAGTGCGCACAGCGCGCCTACGTTGTCACACAGCGCGCCCAGCGCGCCCACGAGTGCGCACAGCGCGCCTACGTTGTCACACAGCGCGCCCAGCGCGCCCACGAGCGCGCACAGCGCGCCTACGACGGTACACAGCTCACACAGCGCGCCCACGAGTGCGCACAGCGCGCCTACGTTGTCACACAGCGCGCCCAGCGCGCCCACGAGTGCGCACAGCGCGCCTACGTCGTCACACAGCTCACACAGCGCGCCCACGAGTGCGCACAGCGCGCCTACGTCGTCACACAGCTCACACAGCGCGCCCAGCGCGCCCACGAGTGCGCACAGCGCGCCTACGACGGTACACAGCTCACACAGCGCGCCCAGCGCGCCCACGAGTGCGCACAGCGCGCCCAGCGCGCCTACAACGGTACACAGCGCGCCCACGAGTGCGCACAGCGCGCCCAGCGCGCCCACGAGTGCGCACAGCGCGCCCAGCGCGCCCACGAGTGCGCACAGCGCGCCCAGCGCGCCCAGCGCGCCTACAACGGTACACAGCGCGCCTACGACGGTACACAGCTCACACAGCGCGCCTACGAGCGCGCACAGCGCGCCTACGACGGTACACAGCTCACACAGCGCGCCTACGACGGTACACAGCTCACACAGCGCGCCTACGACGGTACACAGCTCACACAGCGCGCCTACGAGCGCGCACAGCGCGCCTACGAGCGCGCACAGCGCGCCTACGACGGTACACAGCTCACACAGCGCGCCTACGACGGTACACAGCGCGCCTACGAGCGCGCACAGCGCGCACAGCGCGCCCAGCGCGCCTACAACGGTACACAGCGCGCCCAGCGCGCCTACAACGGTACACAGCGCGCCGCCCGACGGTTCGACGATCATCGTCGCGAGCGGCAAGCTCGTAGCGCGCGTGCGTGCAATGTATCCGGCGTGTCGCGTGGTCGTCGATGCACCACGCTATGAAACGCGCGTTGTCGCGCGCGGCACGTACACTAATCGGCACGCGCGGCGTCGTGCCGTGAAGATCGTGGATTGAGGTGGGACGGATCTCCAAAGCGTGGAGCGCGCTCGTCGGCAAGGCGCCCGCGCCTACGTCGTCAGGCTTCCTTGCGCGGCTAACGCCGTACGGGGAGCCTCCGCACAAGGGCGCACGCGAGATCATCCGGTCGTACTCCACTCACCCGTGGGTGCGGATGGTCGTGGGGCGTATCGCATCGTTCACGGCCGCGGTGCCGTGGACGCTGAAGCGTAATGGTGTGGAGGTTCAGAAGCACCCACTCCTCGACCTACTCGTCAAGCCGTGCGCTACGCTGACGCGCCGCCAACTGTTCCAGGTGTCACAGATACATCGTGAGCTGAAGGGCGAGGCGTTTTGGATCTTGGAGCGCAATGCTGCAGGCGTGCCTGCACAGATCTGGCCGGTCCCTCCCCATTGGGTGGTCGAGACGGCGACGGCCTCTAATCCGTGGTTTCGGTTCAGCTTCGGAACGTGGGCACCGCAGATCCCGGCGGTGGACGTGTTGTGGTTTCGCGACCTCGATCCTGAGAACCCATACGGGCGTGGTCGTGGGATCGCCGAGGCGCTGGCCGATGAGCTTGACACCGACGAGTACGCGGCGCGACGGGTCAAGGCGTATTTCTACAACGGTATGAGCCCTGAGGTGATTGTCTCGATTCCCGGCGCTGCGCCTGAGGAAGTGAAGGCTGCGGAAGAGGTATGGCGCGCGAAGCACCAGGGTTTCTGGAATAGCTTTCGCACTTTCTTCACCGGTCACGCCAAGGACGAAATGACGGTCCAGCGATTGGACACGACGTTCAAGGACATGCAGCTCGTGTCGATGCGCACGATGCTGCGCGATGCGGTGCAGCAAGTGTACGGTGTGCCGCCGGAAGTTCTCGGTATTTTGGAGAATAGCAATAGGGCAACGATTAGCGCGGCGTTTTTTCTCTTCGCGAAGACTGTGTTAGTGCCGCGGCTCGATGATCTTGCTGAGACGCTGAATGCTTACCTCGTGCCGATGCTGCGGCGTCCAGGGGAGACGCTGGAGCTCTGTTATGAATCGCCTGTGCCGGCGGACAAAGAGCTGCGCTTGCAGGCGATGGAGAAGAGGCCTGCCGCGTTCACCGACAATGAGGTGCGCCACCTTGTCGAGCTAGATCCTATCGAGGGTAAGGACGGCTTCTCCGAGCCTGCCGGCTCCGTGTCGTACGGGCTGCGTGCGATGCGCGCCGTATCACAGCACGAGCTTGACGACGTGATGGAAGCGCTTCGTCCTGAGCGCATGACAGAAGCGTCCGACCCGGTGATGGCCGAAGAAATGGAATCATGGGTGCGCGAGGTGCTCGAAGATCTCGGCGCGTCGGACAACGTGTTCGGTCTCATCAACCCGAAGGCGGTGGAGTACCTTGCAAAGCGGAGCACCGAGAGGATCGCCGGCCTAGTCGACGCGACGACACGACGCAAGCTGCGCGCGTCGTTGCTTGAGGGTGTGCGGGCTGGCGAAGATATCCGCAAGCTCTCCAAGCGGGTCAAGGGCGTGTTCCGCGAGGCGACCGCGGCGCGCGCGCACAACATCGCGCGGACTGAGGTGGTCGGCTCTGCTAACTGGGGTACGTGGCAGTGCCACGAGCTGAGTGGGCTGGTCGAAAAGCGGCAGTGGCTCACGACTCTCGACGGGCGTGCGCGTTCGGTTCACGTTGCGTTACATAAGCAGGTGCGTCGCGTGAGTGAGCCGTTCACTATCGACGGCCACAGTGCGATGCATCCGGGTGGATTCGGCGTCGCGCGGCTCGACTGCCAGTGTCGATGCGCGACGTTCGCAGTGATCGACGACGACGACAAGCAAGCGAAGTGGGCCGCGTGGGCCGTTCGTCGTGGTGCGACGGACGAGGAGTTGGACGCTGTGTGGCGATCATTCATGCTGACAGTCGCACCGTGGGAAGAGAAGATGGAGCGGGCTCTACGCCGCGGATTCCGCGGCCAACAAGCTGAGGTGCTCGCGCGCCTCGAAGAGGTTGACCGATGACATCTGACCCGTTCGCCGGCTTCCGAGCGAGCCCTGAGAAGAGCGCTCAGCGCGCTGGCTTCGTGGCGCGTGTGATCCCCAATGAAGAGGCCAGGGCCAAGGGCTCGAAGGACGGCGACGGTGAGGTGCTCGACTTCATTATCTCGTCTGACGTGGTTGATCGCATGGGCGATGTGATCGACGCAACGGGGTGGGAGCTAGACAACTGGCGCGCCAACCCTGTCGTGCTCTGGGCGCATGACTCCGTGACTGGCGTCCCCGTAGCGCGCGGTGAGAAGATCTGGGTGCAGCGGGAAGAAGGGCGCGATCTGCTGATGTCCACGGCCCGCTTCACTCACCGAGATCTCAATCCGTTCGGTCACATGATCGGCCGGCTGTATCGCGAGCGCTTCTTGTCCGCCGTCAGCGTCGGGTTCATACCGCTGGAATGGTCCATCGACGAGTCGCGTCCCGGGTTCATGCCGATCAACTTCCTTCGACAGGAGCTGCTGGAGTACAGCGCAGTCCCGATTCCCGCGAACCCGGAGGCGCTGGTCGATGCGCGCGCCAAGGGCATCGACACCGCGCCGCTGATTGCGTGGGCAGAGAAGCTCCTCGACGATGCGCACGGCGCGGGGTTCTGGGTGTCGCGTACTACGCTGGAGGCGACGTGGCGCGCGGTCGCGCCAGCGCAGGTGCAGGTGCCCGCGGATGATGTTAAGGCCACGCTCGCCGCGACCATGCGGCGGATTATCACGTCGTAACAGGTTTAACCTCCGAGGGACCTACCGGCCGCTCGGATTAACGCCGCAGACGCGGCCGGAAGAAAAGAGGAGAACGAAATGACCCCGCAGGAAATGCAGAAGATCATCGAGGATGGGCTTGGCCCTGTCGTCGCGCGGCTCGACGCCGTGGAGACGGCGCAGCGCGTGCCCGTCACCACGCACGCCGTGGGCATCGGCGACACGCCTACGCCCGTGCCGGCGCGTGTCCGCGTGCGGACGCACCACCAGAAGGTGATGGCGGCCAGGGAGTCCGTCATCGCGATGGACAAGTTCAAGGGAGTCGGCATCGACTTCGGTTGCTGGCTGAAGATCAAGGCCGTCGCGAGCTACAAGGGCATCACGCTCGAACACGCGGCGGACGAGCTGGGCCGCGAGGATCTGGCCCAGCTCGTGCTGGAGCAGCGCGCGCTCGCATCGGGCACGCTGGCCGACGGCGGTGCGCTCGTCCCCGACGAGTTCGTGCCGCAGGTGATCGAGCTGCTCGCCGCGCGTTCGGTGATCCGCTCGCTCAATCCGATGATGCTGCCGATGGCTACGGACAGCATGACGCTGCCCAAGCTGACCGGCGGCGCCACCGCGTACTATCACAGTGAAAACAGCGTCGTCACGGCGTCGCAGCAGACGTTCGGACAGGTCAAGCTCTCCGCACACAAGCTGGGTGTGCTCGTCCCCATCAGCAACGACCTTCTGCGGACGTCCTCGCCGCAGGTGGACATCATCGTGCGCAACGACGCGGTGCGCGCGGCCGCGTTGAGGGAGGACCTCGCCTTCATTCGCGGCGACGGCACCGAGGACACGCCGCGCGGCATCGGGTCGCTCATCGCCTCCGCGAGCGATACCACCGACACCGACGGCGCGTCCCCGACGCTCAGCCAGGTGGAGACGCACCTGGAGGACAATCTCATCGGTAAGCTGGAGGACGCGGACGTGCCCACGGACAGTGACTGCGCCTTCGTCATGAATCCGCGTAGCAAGCGGTACATCGCGAAGCTGCGCGATTCGGGCATCTACCCGTACAAGGAAGAGATCCGGCGTGACGAGCTGGCGGGATACCGCCTGCGCCACACGACGCAGATCCCGATCAACCTCAACGTGTCGAGCAGCAACGACGACACCGAGATCTACTTCGGTAACTTCGCCGACGCCGTCATCGGCGATGCGCTCGCGATGGAGCTGCTCGTCGTCCCCAATGGCACCTACGAGACCGGTGGCGTCGTGTACTCCGGGCTCAGTCGCGATCAGACGGTGATCAAGCTGCTCATGAAGCACGACTTCGCGCTCCGTCACGACCTCAGCTTCGCGCGCCTCAAGGGTGTGCGCTGGTAACCAACCGCGCTACCGAGCGCAGGAGAATACGACAATGAACTGGTCATTCACCAACATCGGAGCCGCGATCCTGGCCAAGGTCGTCGGCGCATCCGAGGCGCTGGCCGGCGGCACCGGTGACGCAACCAAGGTCACCGGGCAGTCTACCGACCGCACCGGCTACTACTCGGGCAAGCTGGTGGTCGCCTACAAGGCCGTGCTGGCTGAGGATAAGACCATCGCCTTCGCCACCGAGCTTCAGGAGTCGAGCGACAATAGTACGTGGGACACGGCAGAAGTCGTCGTCGCGTCGACCGTCGCGGACACCGGCGCATCCGGCGGTAGTACCGAGTACGGCGTGACCGAAGCGAGCATCGATCTCAGTGGGCGGAAGCGGTACATCCGCTTCAATGTCACGCCCGATCTGAGCGCGACAGCGACCGACACCGTGCACTGGGGCGCGACGTTCGTCATGGGCGGCGCCGACGAGCTCCCCGCGGCGTAGGTAGTCCAACAAAGGTTATCTGTGGGAGCGCGCGAAGAGCGGTGTGGGATGCGCGGCTTGGTATGGTGACAGACAGCCTGAAACTTTCCGTGGAGGTAACGACATGGCGCGGGTGACGGTGACGGTCAAGCTGAGACGGCATCACAAGGGCA